GAAGTCATCCGGTTCCTCGCCCGCAGCAGTTGCGGCGGCAGCGCCGCTATATGCAGCGCCCACCATCGCGGCAACCGATTCCTCGACGCGATCGATGGTGGCTTCGGTCATGCTGCAAGACCCATTTCATCAATGACCGGGGTCAGTGCCTGAACACGCGGACGCGGGAGCGGCTTGAAGCGCTGGATCGCGTGCTTGAAAATGACGTGGGTGTCGCCCTTCACTTCCAGGGAGATCGTGAACGCGTCGGCCGCGCGAATCTTGCCGGAGAGCACTTCGTCGTCATCCAGCAGATGCACTGCTATCTCGGCGCCCGAGTCCTGCAGCGCCTTCAGGAAAGCCTGATGGCCAGACGGCGTTGCTTTGGGCTTCGGACGGCTCACGCGGGGCGCTGACGCGCGGCTCGGGGGTTCATAGCCTGGTCGCGTGGTCAGACGCGGCCGGGAGCTTGGAATCGCGTCATCGTCACAGCGGGCCAGTCGCTGCCCTTCACGTTGTTGTTCGATGCGCAGTTGTTCGGGGGTCATGAAACTCTCCAACACAGGGAAAATGGGTAGATCAAACGTCACACTGACAGAGACATTATAGTCAGTATTGACTGCGCTACTTAGGCTAATTTGAGCGCTTGATCGAGTGTTCCCGGTGGGAAGTTCTGAATCGCGGCCTCAATGCGCAGCACGCCGTGCGTATAGAGGGCTGCGGCCAGCGAGTAGTGTGCGTGGCGCCGCTGCTTGATCTGGGTGATGAGGAACTGCTCGTAGGCGATCTGGTCGGCGTGACCGAACCAGTTGGCGGCCAAGTAGCGCTGGTCCTGACAGATTTGGAGGCGGTTGCGGCACTCCTCCTCCCAGGCGATCACCATCTCGGCCAACATCTCTTCGTTGGCGTTGATGTGCGAAGGGCGCGGCGCATGGTGCCAGCTCCGGGCCATCATCCAGTTCATCGCAAAGCGCAGGAAAAAATTGTATCGAATGCCGAGCTGATCTCCCGTTTGCCGCAGCATCCAGAGCGCCTTCTTTTCCTTCGCTTGCATGAAGTCTTCGCTGCCTTTGAACGGGCGCATGAACTTGCCGCGCTGGTAGTCAAGCGTCGTCACCATGAAGTCCTGATACGCCTTCAGGTAGCACTGCGCGAAGAGATATGTGGCCTTTGTGGGGTGCATGCGCCGATAGTCGAACCACTTGGTCGTGAGCAACTCGGGTTCGCGCTTAAGAAGCTTGCCGTCAATGTTTGCAATCGCCGCGACCTCGCATCGCAGAAACGACAGGTCGTGCCCGTAAAAATCCCCAAACCACTCCTTGAGCTTGGGTTCCGTGATGATCGTTTGGGTCATCCTTTTCACCTCGTTAAAACACATTGATATTTATATTTAAGTCTTAAGACTCTTTAAAACTAACGGGAACTCATTGGGAGCCCAAGCGGCCCCACAAATTACCCGTGTGGAACATACAAATGTTGCGTTGCTTGTCCTCTTCGGTGCACCTATGTTTCAGCAACAACAACGGGAGGTGACGCCATGCTGCTCCATCTGAAGACCATGACGGTTCTGTCGTGCCTTTTCATTCAGGTTGCGGCCTTCGCAACTGACATCGGTTGCGTGCAGCCGGCTTACGACGCCTCAGACAAAGCCTCGGGCTGCAATCCTTATGCTGGCACTGGCGCTGCAGGCACTCTCCATGGCGGCGGCGAGAATCCGTGTGACCGCAACTACAGTCTCCAAGCGCAAGCCTGCAAATCGTTGAAGCCTGCATCGAAAGCGGCGAGCTGCTCGACGAATGCTAGCAACGCCCTTACGCGCTGTATAAAAGGAACAACCGCCCCCGTATCTGCTTCCGCCGCGGACAATGGCATCTGCGGCCCGAAAGGTTGTCCAAACTACAAGGCGCCGATCAAGTCCAAATAGCCGACGCCCTGACCTTTTATGCGGCCGCCTGCTCGTAGCTTTCGACGATCTCCTGAATGACCCCGTGCCGCACCACATCCTTCTTCTCGAAGCGCACGTGGCCGACAGTCGGAATCCACGTCACCCGGTCGATTGCGTCGGCGAGACCGGACTTGCCGCGAATATCGACCTGCCCCGTGTCGCCGTTGATGATCAGACGTGAGCCCTCCCCGATCCGGGTCAGGAACATTTTCATCTGCTCGGGCGTGGTGTTCTGGGCTTCGTCGAGGATGACGATCGCGTTACGGAACGTGCGGCCGCGCATGTAGGCAAGCGGTGCGCCTTCAATGTTGCCCACGCGCTTGTGATACTCATAAGCGCCGGTGCCAAGCCGCTCGACCATCACCTCTTCGAACGGCACCAGGTAGTGGCTGAACTTTTCTTCCATTTCGCCAGGCAGAAAGCCCAAGCTCTCGCCTGCCTCGACCGCCGGTCGCGTCACGATGATCTTCTCGACGCGCTTCTCGCGCAGAGCATCAGCGGCAAGGGATGCGCAGACCCACGTTTTGCCGGTGCCAGCGGGTCCAGTCGCAAATGTGATCGTCTTGCCCTTAATGGACGCGATGTAGCGCTCCTGGGCGTCTGTGCGAGCCCGGATAGGGTCGAAGCTGGGTTTGACCACCTTGCGCTGCTCAAGCTCAGGGGCGGGGTCGTAATGTGCGTTGTGATCCTCATTGCGCCGACGGTCGGTGCGGGTCTGACGGCGTTGCTGCGGTTGCTTCTGGCGGGGCATGAGGGCGTCCTAGTTCAGTTCTAAGAGCCCTCATTATATAGTCAATAATGACTGTTATACCACCGGCACGAAAGAGCTTACATCGGCGTCCACATGCTTTCCGATGCCAGGGTGCCGTCGGGATTGTAGGTGAAGTTGCGGATTCGCACCTTTCCCGTTTTCGGCTCCGTGACGCGTTCAGACGTGCGCAGCGGCGGGGTCGATGTGTCGTATCCGTAGACCTTCCAGCACGACTCGTAGTTAAACGGAACGCCGCTCGAATCGATCTGGGTCGGCACAACACGTGCGGCACCCCCGAAACCGGTCTGCGGCCCGGAAATGCCGGTCAAAACGTCGGTAATCCAACTCATGGTGTTCCTCGCGGTTAGTGAATCAGGGATTTGATGATCGAGTGATCCACCTCGGAGGCATCGCGGTGATACCACTTGCCGCCTGAGACCGCGAAGTCGGTCACGGCGATGTAGTCGAAGTTGGTCGCCCGCGTGGCGGTGTCCACGTTCACCAGGGCAAAGCCGTTGTGCCAGCGCTCGCCTTCGCAGTAAGAGGCGCTGCGCTTGTGGCCAGAGCCGAGCTGGTGCCATTCATAGGCGCCGTAGATCGGGCTAAAGTGCGACCAGACCTGATGGCGGTGATGGTGGCCATTCAAGCCCGGCAGCCCCATGTTTCGCGCGTGCGGGAAGTGATGGCACAACACAGTCTCGAAATAGACTTTGTAGTTGTTTGCCAGCTCCTTCTCGAAGTCGCGCTTCGTGAAGGCGGCCAGGTCAGCTTTGGCGATGTAGTTGATCTGGAACTGGTCCAGGCCCAGGAGCTTGCTCACCGTCATGCCGTGCAGGTCCGAGAGCACCGAGCGCAACGCCGGGGTCGCGTCGCTCATATGGCGCAGCAGACGCGCTTCGTGATTGCCCTCAATGAAGTCGATCTGCGAGTCCGGGCATGCGCGGCGCAGCGGGCCGAGGATGTTCTCGTGCGTGAAGCGAATCCGGCCGGTCACATCCCACTCGCGCGGGTCCACGCCGTATTTGCCGAATTCGGGCAGGTCGAAAATGTCGCCATTGAGCACGATCACGTCCGGCTGCACGCGCTCGGCTGTGTCGATCAGCACGCGCAGGTAGAAGAGATCAATCTCCTTGTCGTGCAGGTCCGAGCACACCAGCATCGTCTTGAAGCGCCGCGCGTTCGTGCGCGTGTAGCGATCGGCCCAATCCCGGCGGTCTTCGTTCGCGCGCCGGTAGTGATCGACAGACACGTGCTTGGCGATTTGGCGCTCAAGGGTGTGCTGCTGGCGGTTGAGCTCAAGCTGCGCCTGGCGCTTGAACTCCAGGAAGGATCCAAAGTGGCAATTCCAGGCCGACTCCGCGAGCGGCCCGTAAAGACGGAACGAGTTGCGTGTGACCGGCTTCTCCGGGTTCAGCAGCGCGAATGTGCGCAAAGCCTCGATACACGCTTCAGGCGTCGCTTCAGTAATCCGGTTCACGTTCTCCGACATCGGGAGCTCGACACCGTTGCGGTTGATGATCTTGCCCGCGTATTCCTTCGTGCGTCGAAGCGCGACCGCTTTGTTCTTGACCCTCTGGACCGAGAGACCGAGCTCCCGCGCAACGTCCTGGATGGTCGGGAACTGCTTCGTGTTGTTGAAGGTGATGACGAATTGGTCTTGCAGCATTCGAGTCTTCCTGGCGGATATGGAATCGGCCTGTTGGGACAGGCCGTTGGCGGGATTACTGAGCGGGTTTGTCGGTGGCTTCGGGATCGTCTTTGACGCCAAGCCGCTTGCGCTGGTCGGCCTGGTAGTCCTCGACCGACTGCACGAGCGTGTTGTGGCGCTCGGACAGATCCAGATACAGCTTTGTCAGGTCTTGGTCTGCGTCGATGAAGTCGGTAAAGCAAAGGGCTGGAGCGGCGTCGCCCGCTTCATCGAGGCCGCCGGCACGATCAAAAGCGGCTCCTTGACGACTGGCGTTGAGCATGCGCACAGTGCCAACATCGAGAGCGAAGCCGCCGCAGCGCGAAGCGACAGAGGAAGTCGTTTCATCGTGATACTCCGTATGGTCAAAGGTTGAGTGAGATGCCGTTGCCGCGGCGTGGTGTTTGATCTGCGCTGATGCGCGGTCGTGGATCTGGCTCTTGTTCGCGTCGATGTTCGAGGCGATTTGTGCCACCTTCCCTTCGACCTTGATGCTCGTTTGCTGAGCCTTCTGCACGTTGGCCGCGTCGGTCTGGCGAACTGCCTGGACTTCCTTGACCTCTTGCTTGAGTTCGATCGAGCCATGCCCGAAGAAGCCGGCTGCGAAGCCCGCAGCGAAGACGACAGCGGCGATTGCGATCTGCTTGAAAAGGGTTTTCATTTCTTGTCCAGGAATTCATAGCGCGGTCGGCGCACGATGAGAATGTTCTTCACGTAGCCGCGGTTGATATCGAAGAAGGATTGCCCGTAGCCCTTAACCGCCGTGCGTGCGCGAAAGCTCGTGTTCTCCACGTGCCCGAACCACACATCGGGGTTGCATCCAGCCGTGGCGCGGCAGAC